AGCGCCGCGACCAGCGCAGCAATGACATCAGGCTCCGCCATCGGCTTCTCCGCGCTCATAGGCTCGCCGGATATTGTCCGAAAGCATGGGGTAATATTGATCGGCGGCGGGCCGCAGATAGGGGCGTTTCGGGATCGTCACTGACTTGGCGAAGCGGACGCTGCCATCGGGCTGCGGGATCGCCAGCGCCTGCGCCTTCACCGGCCTGATAACGCCGCCCAGCTCGTGGATCAGGGCATAGCGGACGTCCTGGACGCCCCACACCCCGCGCACCCCTTCGCCCTCCGCCTCGGCAAAAGTGACGATCGCGATGCCGCCCTCCAGCACGCCGGTGCGATTCTGCCACGCATGGCTACGTTTCGCCTGGTTGACGCAGGCGCCCATGGTGCGGTTCACCCCGGCGATCTGCGCGGCCTTCAGCTTGGCGGTGACCGCAGGGCCGTTCCAGACGAGGCTCTTCTCAGCCATCAGGCGACCCGCACGAGTGCGGCCTCCTGGTGATTATGCTTATATTCGACCGCGCCTTCGATCCGCAGCGGGCCGGGGATCAAAATGGTCGCGCCAGATCTATCCGTGATCTTCGCGATCTGATCGCCTTCGCGCACGTCGATGCCCAGCGCGAACATCATGCGCAAATTCTGCACCGTCACGCTCTTCTTCCCGTCGACCACGTCGGCCGCCGACTTCGAATACGCAAAGCAGGGCACCTGCGCATGCGGCGCGAAGTCGATCGCGGGCATGTTCCAGGCATCCTTCCCGGTTGCCTGGTTTCGCTCGACATGCGCGACCATGGTGAGGCGCTGGCCGATCATCGCCGAAAGAACCCGCGGACGAGCTGGAAGGCGAAGGCCGAGGCCCACAGCAGCGCGGCGCCCAGCAGCACCGCGCCCAGGTTGACAACCATGGAACCGAGGCAGGTCATGCCGGCACCCCCGTCAACACCGACGCGCAGAACTTGCACACGCGCGATGCGGCCTGCCCCTGCTGTCCGTCCCATTCGCCCGCATAGTCGGGGCCGGCGCCCCGATACGGCGAATGGAAGCTGATCTGGCCTGTCGACGTCTCGACGTAGAGGACGTGCGAATAACCCGCCGTCACGCGATCCTCGCCCCAGCCCCAGATAATCCCCAGCTCGGCGGCGTGAGCCGTCAACGCCTTGGTCAGGTTGTCGATCGCCCAACCCTTGCGATCATAGGCCATCCGGCGATAGCTGCCCTTGCCGCGCTGCCCGCCGCGATAGACCTTGGCGCGCTCGCTGGCCTTGACCGCTCGAAACAGGTTCGTCGCGACGTCGCCGATCGGGCCGACCAGCGCCAGCGCCTCATACAGCGCCCGCGTCCGATCCCCGTCGGAGCCGGTATAGATTTCCATGATGTAGGCGAGCGTCGTCATGCGAGTGGAAACCCGCTGGCCGGGGTCAACCCGGCGATCACGGCCTCGCGATCGGCGATGGGGTTGGGTGGCGCCAGCCGGCGTATAGGTGATGCGAACCATCGGCGCCCAATAGGTGCGGCCGTTCGGGCCACCGGTCAGACGCTGGATGGTGCGGCCATCGTGCAGGATGCGATAGTCGCCGGGAAGCAAAATGGTCTCGGCGGTGGGGTCACCGCTATTGCCGGGATCAAGCTCGACGATCGTCACGTCCGCCCCGCCCGCCGACATGTCGATCGGTGGGGTGATGCGCAGCGAATGATTGAACCGGCTATGCGGATCGCCGGGATCGCCCAGCTCCTTCGTGACCGGCCCGACCGGGCCAAGGCGCGCGTCGAGGTCGGAAGTGATCGCAATGATCATATCCTCCAACTCGCTATCGGGCAGATCAGTGCCCGAGCGCAACTTGACCCGGTCGAGCAGCGCCATGGATCAGCTTGCGCCCTGATCCGCGGCGCCGGGTTCGGCTCCGCCGTCCTGAGCGCCAGCGTCTTCCTGATCAGCAGCGGGACCAGCCTTTTCGGCAACTAGCGCCTTCGCCGACTCGACGATATCGCCCCACTTGGTGGTGGCGTTCGTCCCTTCGACGGCAGGCGGCGCTGCGGGGTCGATCGCCGCGATCTGGGCGAACGTCGTCAGCCCCGCAGCCGCGAAGCCCTTTGCGACCTTCGTCCCGACATACTTGATGCGGGTCAGGTCATCGCCGGTCGCGGCCGCGCCGGTCGAACCGCCGCCAGCGCCCTTGTCGCCGCCCGGCTGCTTTTCCTTGTCCTGGCCGGGCTGCTTTTCCTTCGTGGAGCCGCCGCCAGCGCCCTTGCCGCCCTTCGCGGGCAAGCTGCCATCAACGAGGCCGAACCGCTCGACGGACGAAGGCGGGATTTCATCGCCGGGCGCGACATAGAGGCTCACACCGTCAGGGTCGCCTTCGCGAACGAGGCGCTTGGCGTCTCCAGTCAGATAGAGCCGCTCAGCTGCAATCATGTTCGTCATCGGTCGTTACTCCGTGCTGGCCCACAGGACGTGCAAGAAGCCGCCCGTGGTGTTGGTGGTGGTGTTGGAGATCGTGTTGCCCTTGGTGGCATGGATCGAGAACTCGGCCGTGCGATCGACGCGCGTCGGCGGAGAGCCATCGGTGATGTGTTCGACCGAGAGCAGCGTGTCGCCGGGCTTCAGCTTGCCGGGAACAGCGAATTCGCCGACCGGGCCGCCCTTGATG